TCACTGGATAAACTCCTTTTTCAAATGTCACTTTCAGAGGATAGTTTGCATCGACAATATCTTTGAACTCAATAGCGTCATATATATCTGTAAAGTATTTGACTACCTTTTGTTCTCTAAAATATCCTGTCACTCTGTACATATAAACTCCATAATAAGGTGGTGGGTTTCTGTTGCTAAGTACCCACCGAACTCCGTGAGATTATGCAGCTAGTGCATAACCCTCGATTGCAAAGTTATCGTTTGCATTTACTCAATTGACCTATTAGGCGGTCATCCCACAATCTCCACTAACCTATTAACAACCTGTCGATCCTATTTCGCCCCCATCATAATTACATACCAGAATCAATACCTAACCATGCACTAAATCCAAATACTTCCATAATCATAAAAGTAAAGAACATGATAACCATAGCCCACATAATTAGTTTACCATTAAAATTTGATGCTGCAAGTTTGATAGCAAGTATTTCGTTACCAAAGAATCGCAAACACAATTCAAATTCGTTGTGATCATCTTTTACGACTATACCATTCTTTTTTTCTTCAGACATATCTTCTCCATGTAATTATGGTGGAGGCGGCCGGTACTGCCCCGGCGTCCAGTTTTGCGTTTAACTCGCTTCACCGATTGTACTTATATTTATACCACACTATAACTCATCTGTCAAGTAGTTTTTGAAACTAAAAACTAGTTTGAATACCTTGTTGTGCTTTATCAAAAACATTACTATTTACCTCTAGTGATTTACCCACAGAAATAAAACAAGTATACTCGTTTGATGGTATAAATTCTAAGATAGTAATAGTACCAGTATTAGGATTACCAATTATTTCAACAGCAGTTTTTCTGTCACTTACATATCTCATAAAACCAACTTCTCCATGTGATTCTAGGAAGTTTTGTTTTACTTCATCATAGGCGTCAGTAGTACAAGTTACTGGTTTCTCAGACTGAAACACTTGAGGTGGTGTTTCTGTTTCTGGTTGTATAAAATCTTTTGGTTCTGCATTGGCTACATTATACAGTAACAACATTGTCCATGTTAGTAATACTGTTGATAGATATTTCATTTCTTTCTTCCCATTGCGAGATGGTTTCGATCAATAGAGGTAAATACTCTTTTTTGTCTTTTACAAACTCTTGGACTACTCCATCCTGTGTAACTACAAGAATACAAATCTGGTTAATTTCAATTCCTGTACGTTCTTCAAACATCTCAGCATATGCAGATGCTTGGATATAGTAAGATTCGTTATACTCATCTTTACGCTCTTTAGTAGATGTTTTGAAATCAATGATGGATAGTTTACCATCAAACTCTGCAATACAATCTACTCTACCAGCGACTCTATATTTATCACTATAGAGTCCACATTCTTGTGAATGAATGTTGTCTATACGGTGTAACAAATTGTCACGCATCTGTGTGAATAGTGCATGAGGTAGGAAATTCTTCTTGTGTTTTTCCATATCCCCATTGTTCAGATAGTCTTCACACATATGATGAACTGCTGTACCACGAGCTGCAGCAGTACGGGCGATGTAGTTTGCAACATCTTCTCCCACACGTTTACGCCACTCAAATAAACCTTGTTTGTTTCTTACTGACAGGACTGTAGTTATTGATGGATACTTGTTACCATCTGGTGTTTCATATAAACGAACACCATCCTTGTTAGTCGCTTTTATCGGTTCCAGTGTCACTGGTTTGTGGTTGAACTTTTTCATTATTTTCACTTTCTTCAATATTAAAATCTGGTAAGATAGACCATTCTGGTGGAACTTTACCCAACCCTACAGTCCTATCCCATTGTCTTTGAGTATACTTATCCGACATTTCTCATTCGCTCTACCAAACGATCTGCCCTTTTAGTTACTTGACGATACCACTGGCTGTCAACCATTTCATCTGCTGCTGCGTTCCAATCTCTTGCATCCACACCACGTTTCATTCCCTTGAACTTGGATAAGCGAGGCCTCCCCATATTAAACATCATATTTGCGATTATTCTTTGAGCTTCTTCTGGCAAATCATCAAAGTCTGAGTATAGGGTGTGGCAGTCTGACAAGACTGTTTGGATATCCTCGTTGAAGGCCGCAATGCATCTGTCGGTATGGACAGGTGTTCCGACCTCTTGTCCATATTCGGGGTCTTGTTCCCTAACCAGATGGCCGATGCCAAAGGTAGCAAGACCAAGATGATCAAGGTATATTTCATTGACGCTCCCCTCATCGTATTCGATTTCTTTTCTTAGTTCATTAATATTCATTACCACCCTGCCTTTTCCATGTAACAATTGTGATCGGGTTTTTCATCCATCTGATAAGCCCAATTAAGTTCTTGAATTAATCTGTTGTACCAGTTTTTATCATGTTGGTCATGTGCTTTATTCATGTCATCCATCAACTGACCGATACGAGTTTTTATGTAATCTGCTCTTGTAGTTTTGTTTTTTCTACGCATTATCATTACTNCCNTTTGGTGGTGGTGTAAGTTTATGTTCTGTAACAGGGATTCTAGTTTCTTCCCAATCCACATCTAGATTTCCAACTGCCATAATTCTCTCATGGTCACATTTCTGTTCTGGTACTTCATGGTATAACCATGCAGGCCAGATTATAAGTTGTCCTTCAGATGGTTTTACTTCTAGTCCACCAGCATCTGGAAATACTAAAGGAGCGCAATTTTCACATCCTCTAACACAATATGTAAAACTCCACAAATGAGGCCAATGTTGATGTGGTTTACAGATATGTCCTTTACTATATATTAAACTCCAAAAGTCTTCGATTCTTAGTGCATACTGTCTTGGTGTTCCATCTTCATTTGTACCAACTGCCATAGGCATAGTCTTTGCAAGGTCAATTACCAGATTACCTAGTATCTCAAAACTAGGATAATGTTTGTGCATATCCCATTGGGTCATATAACACTTCGCAGCAGTAGTACCCCTCAGCCGGTCTCCAGCGTCCTTTATATCACGTTCTAAGTCGTTGTTAAAGGAATCTATGTTTGAACCCTTCAACTGTTTTATTTTAACTGGTGATTTTTGTGTAAACTCTGGCCAACCGTCTTGTGCCGGTGTCATATAAATATTTGCCAATTACTCTATTCCCATACCCAGTTTAGTTTTTTGTATCAGGTAACTTCTTACAAAACCTGAGCGAACAATGTCTCCTATATTAAATTCTGTACAGTTAAACTCATCCATTTCATGTAGGATTTGTAAGAAATCCATAAGACCATTACGTTCATTTAATCTAGTCAAATCTGATTGACCAAAATCTCCACAGAAGAAAATCTTTGAATCTTGTCCTACCCTTGTAACGATGGTATCCAGTTCATGGAAGTTTAAATTCTGACATTCATCTACAATGATAATACTATTGTCAAATGTCAAACCCCTAAGAAACGATGTAGACATAAAGTAAAAACTACCTTGTGTTTTTAGTCTGTCATACAACATACTAAATGCTTGTTCGTTTGGTTGTTCAAACATAAACTGCATCATATTTGCATATGGAACTTGATATAGTGCAGCCTTGTCTTCTTCATCGCCAGGAAGAAAACCAATCTCTCTTGTAGGTATAAGTGAACGAACTACGATAACCTTATCGTATGGTGTTTCATTTTTTAACACTTGTTGTAGTGCAAGGTACAATGACACAAAGGTTTTTCCTGTACCAGCACACCCAAACAAGAATTGATTTTTACCTTTTTTCCAAGTATCAAATACTGTCTGTTGACTATCTGTAACTGGTTTGATTACAGCAAGATCACTTGCACCTATTTCTTTTTGTTTTGACATTATATAATCCTTAATAGAGGTGAAGTATGTGGTGGCAATTCGTAGTAACCACCACATACCCCTGTGCTGTATAGACCCTTAAACAATACTAAATTGCAATCTATACATTTTTATTTATGTTAATATAAACCTGTAGATTTATTTTTTGTGTAGTGTTTATTAACATTTTGTCCTGTTACATCAAGTAACTTATGTTTTTTTGCAACATTCCTAACTCTTGTTTCTGCAATGTTTTTACCATGACCATATCGTTCAGCCATGGGAGAGTTTGGGTGTGATTCTGCAATCTTAGACATGGTTTCATTAAAACCAGCATCAGTTTTATGAGTCTTACCAGAGATACCACCAACAATTGCTGGTGCAGTTACAACTTTTTTGTACTGTGGATTTTCTGACAGAAAAGTTTGCAGATCATTCCAAGAACAAACTGTGTCATAGATTTCATCTTCTTCAGTATTTTCTATTGTGTATGTTGGCATATTTACCTCAATCTTGTGTAATTATTTTCATAGTGCAATATTTTTACTTTGAGTGATTCTACTTCTTCACTCAGTTCTTTTATGCGTCCAATTGCACTATAATAAGCTCTGGTAAGTTCTTCCATATCTCTTTGCATAACTTCTTGTTCTGTTAAAACCTTTTTGCGTTTAGAGTCTTCTTCTCCAATTCGTCTTAACATATAGGCTTCATGTCGTTCTTGAACCATTCTGGTATCTCCCTATTCTTCCAAGACGCAAACCTGTTCTTCTCTATTATATAGTATTTCCTGTAAGCATCTATTGGGTTGTCTTTTATCTTACAGTGATCTGGCATACATTGTGGTATTGGTGTCAGTCCTTTATCCTTAATAAATCTAGGTGGACGCATTAGTGCCATTGACAGTTCAGAAGTCTTATGCACTCGACCATACCGATTAGTATACTCTGCAAGTGTAGCCATGTAGATTTTCCACATGACCATATAGTTCTGTTTAGAATAACGAACCCATTGTGCAGATGGGTGATTTACATGAGATGCTTTATATAACAAGTCTTCACGTTCATCAAACAATCTCCATCGTTTAATCCTACGACCATTCTTAGTTTTATCTAAGTATTCCCAACCATCCAAAATACGATGGGCAGTGGACAACAACTGCCCATACTCAATAGGCATCTTGACTATGTGTTTGTCAATATGCCACATTGCGTTCTGCACAGGGTCTTCATGTAAATAGAATATATTCACGTTTCTTCCTTTTTATCATTCAGTAATAATATATTACCACGCTTTTCGTCTAGTGTCAAGACTCTTTCGCCCTCAATCATATCAATGATTAGTGTGGTAATGTCTACCTCTTTACCTAACACGGAAATCTTTTTCTGTAACTGTTCAAGTGATTCTTTGTAAAAATCCAACTCTTGTTGTTTACGAAGCCGTTGTTCTATCAAGTCTGCAAGTGATACTATATTATCATTCATACTTTTACTCATTAATGTAATGTGGGTGGTGATCCATCACTATCCACATATTTATTGATGTCATGTGCATCATCACTTAATGTTTTGCCAACGTGAACCAACATCTTACGAATCTGTTCGTCATCTAAAAATGTTTTATATAGAACCATACTATGTTTTAGTAACATCGTTGCCATTAACATAAAATCTTCGTCTTCTTTAAGATTGTTCTGTATGTGTTTAACTAACTTATTTTGTATCTCTCTTAATCGTTTGTCATCATAACTAGACATGACTAAGTTTCCAGATAATTAATATTGATAAGAAGCCTCACGTTTGTATCAGTTTGACCAACCGATTGATGAGGTATATTACCATCTACAACTACAGCAGTATTCTGTTCTGACTTTACAAACTCACCAGTTTCAAATGCAGTACCACCATTGTTTGTGTTAATGTAATATAACAAAGTTTTAAAATTATCAATATCAGTATCAACGTGCCAACCATACTCTATAGGTTCATCTCTAATCGTAAAGAGATTTGCCTTAGAACGAATTACCGATTTGAAACCATTTGGTAAGTGTTGCAATAAAGCAAGTGTCTGAACGTCAACTTCCATTTCTTCAAATCTAGCATCATATAATAAATTAATAAATTGAAAATTACCAAGGTCACTTGATTCACTATTTGCTTGATTGTGATATGCCCAACGCACCCTGTTATATCCAGTATACACATCGTAAAATTCTTTGAACATATCCTCTGGTAAAAAATCTTTTATTACTTCCATTACTCTTCCCACCTATAAAAAATGTGATCACCAATTTCGACAGTTCTAGTTTTAGTTGCAGCCCAATCTGGTAATACATAATCTGCGTGATAGTGAGTTGC